TTATAGATGATATTTATAATGCCTAAAGTTGGATCTAAACATTTTTCATATAGTAAGAAGGGTAAAGCCGCTGCTGAAAAGTATGCTAAAAAGAAAAAGAAAAAAGTAGTTTATAAAAAGAAAAGGAAATAGGTAAGAGTAATGGCTGTATCAGGTACATATAACTTTAATCTAGATATAGATGAGGTTATTCAGGAAGCTACTGAAATGATTGGTGGCGAGGATACGCTTGGTCATGAGCCAGCCTCTGCCAGACGATCCATTAATCTAATGCTTAAAGACTGGCAGAACAGAGGTATTCTTCTCTGGTCTACAAGTACAACGTCTGTAACAGTAGTGGCTTCAACAACTGCCTATGATTTAAGCAGTAGTATTATTAATGCTCTGGAGGTTGTTATCAGTAGAGATAACACAGATGTTCAATTAACTCGTATTTCTCCTGAAGAGTATTTAACTATACCCGCCAAGACTCAGACTGGAAAACCCAGTCAATATAGTATTCGCAAAGGAAGGGATAATCCGGTAATGTCGGTATGGCCTATACCAGAAAACTCTACCGACATACTTAAAATTGAAACGGTAAGCGAGTTGCAGGATGTTAATAAATCTGCTGAACAGAATGCAGACCTGCCTAAAAGATTTTTACCTTCTCTTACCTGTGGTCTTGCTTATTATATGTCAATGAAAAGACCTGGTGTTGATCCTAATAAGATTGGCATGTTGAAAATAAACTATGAAGAAACTCTTGGCAGAGCAATAGAAGAAGATAGGGAAAGAGCTAGTCTTTATCTTTTGCCAAAACTAGCGTATTATAATTAATGGCAACCCAGAAAAAAGCATTAGCTAAATGTGATACTTGTGGGTTTGTATATCCTCATAGGATAATGAGACTTAATAGTTATGGATTGCTAGTATGTCCACAGGACTTTGAAGGGCAGTATGATTTAAAAAATCATCCTCAAAACAAAGTACCGAATGTGAAAGATAACCCAGCCATTAAAAACCCAAGACCAGATAGTGGTGGCAGAGGGATTAAATGGAATGAGGTAGCTACTTGGATTACAGTTAATCCAATTACTTTAGCAGAAACAAGGCACACCACAAAGTGGGATGATGCCAATAAAAGTTGGGATTTAATATGACAGATATAACCGGAAAATTAATATCAAATACTTATAAACAAGTACTTCTTGTTAGTTCTTCCTCTTCAAACACTGGGGTAAGTACCTCTCTTAAAGCAGTACAGACAGGAGATGGATCTAATACTGCTTTAAATGTTGCTGTAAGTGCTGCTAAAGTTGGAGGCTCATTACATGTTACAGGCAGAGTATCTACTGATGATAACATATCTTCTCAAGAAAAGGTATGTGCATCCGCATTCTATGGTGACGGATCTAATTTAACAGGAATCACTGCCTCTGTAGGCGGTAATGTATCTGTCAGTAATATCACCGTTGGTGGTAATCTCTATGTTAGTGGAACTACCACTGTTGTTGGTGCTGCTCATCTACAAGCTGCTGTTTCAGTTGGAGGGGCGGCAAAGTTTGCTTCCACAGTAACTGTTTCAGGAGCCACTCATATTAAGTCAGATCTTTCTGTTTCTGGGACTGGAACATTTGGTGCCGGTCTGGTCGTAACAGGATCTATTAATGCAAGTGAAAATGTTTCTGTAGGTGGAACCTTCCTAGCTACTGGTGCCGGTACATTCAGTGCAAAGACAGAATTTAAGAGTGATGTGTCGGTTAGTGGCAGACTAGATGCAGCGGCATCTGTGTGTATAGGTGGTGTTCTTGATGTGGTAGGTACTGCCAATTTCTATGGTGATGTTTCGGTAAGTGGAAATGTATGTGCTGCTTATTTTTATGGTGATGGTTCTAATCTTTCCAATGTTGAGGCTGAGTTAGGAATTGCCACAAATGTTTCAGTATCAGGATTTCTAAATGTTGGAGGAAGTGTTTCTGTTAGTGGTCCATTTAATGTTATAGGTGCTGCTACATTTAAGGACGATGTATCTGTATCTGGTAATTCAAACTTTGGCGGTAATGTCTCTATTGGCGGTACTTCTCAAATAACAGGAAATGCAAACTTTGATGGAGATGTCTCAGTTAGTGGTAATGTTTCTATAGGTACAAATCTAGGTGTTGGTGGAACTCTGGATGTGGCAGGTAATACCAGCCTTGGTGGAAATGTAACTATCAAAGGAGATGTCCATGTAAGTAGTAAGGTATGTGCATCTGCATTCTATGGTGATGGAGCCAACCTGACTAATGTTCCTATGAATATTACAGGAAATGTTTCGGTAACAAATCTTACAGTTGGTGGTAATCTCTATGTTAGCGGTACAACTACTGTAATTGGTGCAGCTATCTTTAATAGCACAGTAACTGTTTCAGGGGCTGGAACATTCAAGAGTGCTTTATCTGTAAGTGGTAATATAGACACAGCAGGTAATGTATCTGTAGGTACAAACCTATATGTGGGCGGCACAGTCACGATTGCAGGTAATACTACTATGACCGGAGATCTAGGTGTAGGCGGTACTTTCAGGGTAAGTACCAATGCTTCTGTGGGAGGTACTTTGGATGTTGCCGGTAATACTAGTCTGGGCGGCAATGTATCTATCAAAGGAGATGTTCATGTAAGTAGTAAGGTGTGTGCTTCTGCATTTTATGGTGATGGTTCAAATATCACAGGTATCCCAATTAGTGGGAATATCTCAGTAGGTAATGCTACCGTAGCTGGTAATCTCTATGTGAGTGGAACCACAAGTATCACAGGGGCTGCTGTTCTTAAATCTACAGCAACTGTATCAGGTAATGTAGGATTTCTTGGAACAGCTAGAGTTTCTGGGGCTACTTCTCTTGAGGGTGCTGTAGTAATGACAGATACTGTCACTATTACTGGTAACTCAGGTTTTCTAGGAACTCTTAGAGTAAGTGCAGCCACAAGTCTTGAAGGTGCGGTGGTAATGTCAGGTACAGCTACAGTATCAGGCAATGCCGGTTTCCTTGGTACTATGCGGGTAAGCGGTAATACTTCAATAGGCGGTACTCTAGATGTTGCGGGTAATACCAGCCTGGGAGGTAACGTAACTATCAAAGGTGATGTGCATGTGAGCAGCAAAGTATGCGCCAGTGCATTTTATGGTGATGGTTCTAATATAACAGGCATAGCTGTTGCGGGTAATATTTCTGTAGGCAATGCCACAGTGGGAGGAAATCTCTATGTAGCCGGTACAGCTACAGTATCAGGCAATGCTGCGTTTAGAGGAAATCTCCATGTAGCCGGTACAGCTACAGTATCAGGCAATGCTGCGTTTAATGGACAGATAGCTCTATCTAAATCAGCAGCAGCCTCTATACATACTACGGCTATTGATGGGGTAGCTTCCGTATCACTTAATTTTGGGTCAGGACAGAACTTTTTAACTACGGTTACAGCAGCCCATACAATGGCAAGACCTACAAATTGTAGGATTGGGCAGACAGGAAGTGTTTTCTTTGTACAGTCTGGTGGCAGTGGAACTCTGTCTTGGAATGCTTGCTGGAAATTCCCAGCCGGTACTGATCCTACCTTCTCTACATCCAATGGGGCTGTGGATAGACTAGATTATATTATCGCTTCTATTTCCAGCGATGACACAGGTGAAAATATACAAGCAATTTTATCACAGGAATATAGTTAATGTTTAGTAATAATTTATTAATGGCAGCAGCTTCGGCATCAGGTGGTGACGCTTACTCAGTGGGGAACTCAGTACGGTTTAATGATAATAACAGTGCATATATGTCCCGCACACCAACTTCTGCCGGTAACAGGGATGTATGGACTCTTAGCGTGTGGGTCAAACTGGCTGATTGGGATACAACATCTAAGATACTTCATGCTGGTGACAGTTCTGACTTCACGCATATCTATTTTTCTCATGCCACAGCAACCGATAGTAATCTTGAAATTGTCCAAAAGACAAGTGCCGCATATGACTTTGATATTTACTCAACTATGCAACTGCGTGACCCTACTAGCTGGTATCACATACTAGTAAAATACGATAGTGGGGCTGATTCTGGCTCAAGAATTTTAGCTTGGGTTAATAATGTTGCAGTATCTTGGACACAGCGATTATCCAGGGGAACAGAACCTTCATCTGGTCTAGACAGCCATGTTAATAATACAGTAGCTCACTATATAGGCAGAGCGAATACGGCAGCAGACTATTGGGATGGTTACATGTCTCAGTTCACTTTGATTGATGGAACTGCTTATGATACCACCGATTTTGGAGAGTTAGATAACGAGGGTGAATGGCGTCCCAAGAACGTAACTGCCCTCACATTTGGAACTAATGGTTTCTTACAGGACTATGCAGTAGCTCCTGGCACAGATGACGGCGCTGGCACTGACGTTTCAGGTAATGACAACCACTTCGCTTCAAGCGGCCTTGCTGCGAATGATCAAGTGACTGATACGCCTACGAATAACTTTTGTACTTGGTCTGCTCAAGGGGTTGCGTCAAACTCTAACGCCGGAGTAACCCTTTCTAATGGTAATTTGGAATGGGATACTACAGCAAATGGAGGTTGGTGGAACTCTATTGGAACTCATGTAGTTACTTCAGGAAAATGGTATTATGAACAAACTATTGATGCTTTAGGGGCGTATCGTTCAAATTGTTGTGGATGGTCACCTACAAGTGAAAGCAACAGCACAAGACCCGGATCATCAGCGAATAG